GGGAGGGAAAGGGTCAAATAAGGCCCTTTACTTCGCTGAAGAAGCACTATCAGAACTATTACTATCATGGCACAAGAAAAACGAAAACATAGGCTTTAAAAAGAAACAACTCAATGATAACTATTACTTCGTAAGTTGCAAAAACTTTGTTAGAAACGCAATAATAAAAGAGAATAGAAACAAAAGAAAGATACACAACGACTTCAATAATTTAAGCTTAGACACATTACTTAACGACAACGACAACATCATAGATGTACAATACCAGCTAAAAGACGAAACAGAAAAAGAATTGAATGAGGTAAAGTACAATGATATAATAGCAAGCAAGCAATTGCTATTTATTGTCAAAACATTAGAAAATTGCGAGTGGATAAATAAATATGATATCGATGTATTCCATCATGTACATGTTGAAGGTCATACATTAAAAAGCTACGCCGAAAAGAATGGGTGTCACACATCACTTGTATCAAAGTCAAATATAAAAGTAAAAAACGTGATACAATACCTTTGGCAAGACGCAGAATAACAGTGTTTTTAGAATAAATAAAACAGGTGTAACAATAAAAAAAGAAATATATAATGGAAAAAAATAGTAAAATAACAGAGTTAGAAAGTAAATTAGAGATGCTAGACAAGCGTACAAAAGAGTATAAGCAAGTTAAATTAGAATTAGATACATTGGTATCAGAAGAAGATGATAAACCAACTGAAGACACTCAGGGAGAAAACAAAGAATATGTAGTAAGTGATGAAACATATGAACGTGTTAACTCATTTAAAGGTAGAATGACAGGTGAGGACGTAACATGGTTATTTGATACATACAATGAAGTATTCAACGCTAAAAGAAATAAATGTTGCTGTAGAGGCGTTATCAAGCAAATGGTAGCTAAGCTACAGGTAACTGGAAGAAAAGAAAGGGAATAATGGCAAGAAGAAAAACAAAGAAATCAGTAAATAAAATAAGTGAAGCTGACTTTATTAAGTTGGTTGAAGAAGGTATTGAATGGTTTAAACCAAAATGGGAGAACGTTAAAGATGATAAGGGTAATGTAACTGGTCAAGTGGATGTACATGAAAGTAATCTATTCGTTGGTGAATTTCTATTGACCAAGGGTATTAGTCGTGTTGAACTTCAAAACCTGTTTACTCTGAAGCCATTCTTAAGGGATAAGCACTATTGTAAGCTATCCCAAGTACAGGAATATAAGTTAGCAAAAATGGGACTATTCAAACAACTAGATAGTTCATTAGTTAAATTCACATTATCAAACAAGCATGGTTGGAGTGATAAGACAGAGAATAAAAATACCCACGATATTAAAGAAGTAGACTTATCCAAGTTGGTGGGTTTCAAGAGAGATAAAAAAAATGAGTCAGACTAAACCACTTATAGAATTAAACGATAAATTCATACCTCTTATCCAAAGCGATGCGAGGTATTTTGTCGTTAGTGGAGGTAGAGGGTCGAGTAAAAGCTACTCAGTTGCTACTTATTTACTATTAAAAACATTTGAGAAAGAACAAGTTATTTTGTTCTCTCGTTATACAATGGTATCGACAGAGATTAGTGTAATCCCCGAGTTTACTGATAAAATAGAAATCCTAGAACTTGAAGACTTATTTGATATAACTAACAAAGAAATAGTAAATAAAATAACAGGAAGTAAGATAATTTTTAAGGGTCTAAAAACAGGTAGTAAGATTCAAACCGCAAACTTAAAATCAATTGAAGGGCTAACACTATTTGTATTAGATGAAGCAGAAGAGTTAGTAAATGAAGAATTATTCGACACAATTAATTTATCAATACGTACCAAAGATGTTAAAAACCAAGTTATATTGGTATTCAACCCTCCGACAAAGCAACACTGGCTTTACACCAGGTGGTTTAAAGATTCAGGTGTAACCCCAGGTAATAATATAACTAAAGGTAATACTACTTATATACATACTACCTATTTAGACAACCTTGAACACCTATCTAATGACTTTGTTAAGGAGATGAGAAGTCTTGAAATAACAAACCCAGCCAAATATAATAATATAGTATTAGGTGGTTTTAAAGATAAAGCCGAAGGGCTTATAATAAGCAATTGGGAATTAGGGGTTTTTCCAGATGTTAAAAGTGAGTTTGCAATTGATTTTGGTTATAGTAATGACCCAAGTGCTTTGATTGAATGTTATATTAATCACAGTAAAAAAACATTACACGTTAAAGAAAGGATTTACCATACAGGTATTATTCCAAGTAAGCTAGCTGGGATGACAAAAGATATAACTGGTAGAAGCCTTATTGTGGCTGATAGTGCAAGTCCTGATGTTATTGGAGAATTAGCTAATAAAAAATGTAATATAATACCTGTGAAGAAGCCACAGATAGTTGAGAGGTTGGAGTTGTTAAGGTCTTATAAAATAATAGTAGACCCTAGTAGTAAAAATATAATAGAAGAATTAAATGAATATTGCTGGGACCCCCATTATCCTATGGGTGATAGGCCTATCGATGACTTCAATCACGCAATCGATGCAATTAATTACTATGTGGTATACAGGTCACGTAATAGAAAAAAGAAAAGATATTCAATAAAATAACAAATATAAAACAATAAATATTATGACAATAAAAGAATACATGATGATTCGTAACCTTTATAAGATGCATGAAGGTGATGATAAAAAAATAGTTAACTCATTATTAGAAATGAATAAAGAACTTAAACTAATCGACGCTACTAAAATAGTACTTAAATACCTTCAAGATTTAAACGATTCACCTAATAATTTAGTTCAGAGGTTTAGACATGGGGGAATTGAGTATGGTTTAATCCCAGACTTCGAAGAAATAAAGACAAAAGAATATCTTGACATTGATAAGTACGAAGCAGACGAGGATAATATACATAGGTTAATGGCCGTGCTATACAGACCAGTTGTTAAAAGTAGCGTTGATAAATATGACATTGAAGAATACAACGGTACCTCAGCATATTGCGACCAGATGTTACATGTAAATATTAATATATATCATTCAGTGATAGCTTTTTTTTTGACTTTAAATCACGTTTTATTAAAAGATTTCCAAACGTCTATCCAAAAAAAGAACAGGAAGAGACTGAAGAAATCCAACTAACTAGAAAAAGATTATTTACCAAGGAAGAAGAAATAGCAGAAAAATACGGTTGGTATAACCATTTATATAAGGCCGCAGGTGGTGAGTATCTAAAGATAAGGGAAACGTTAGAAACACCAGTAGCAGAATTCTTAACATATTTAAACTATTCAATAGACTATACTGAAGCCGAAGACGAAAGAATCAGAAAAGCACAAGCAAATAGAAAATAACGAACCCTCAACTTCAATGTTTTTAGAATAAATAAAGAATATAATGAATAATAACTTTTACACAATAGTAGATACTATTAAGTCAACGTTTGAAGAAAACCCGTTAGTAAACACAATTGTATATGCTAGGCAGGCTGACTCTGACTTGTTGAAGAATAATATTTACCCATTAGTACATATAAGCCCCATCCCTTCTACGTGGACTAATGAAGCTGCGAATAGCTTTTCTTTCGAGATTGGAATTATGATACAAAGGACAAATGATAATAGAGATAAAGAAAGTAAATTCGAGGGTAATGATAACCTAATCGATGCACATAATACAAGTTATGCAATAATTAACGAGTTTCTAACTGTTATGAGTAAAGATAATAATAACCAAATATATATGGAAACGGTTAGTGATATTCAACCTATATTCCTGGAAGGTAGCAATGGCTTGGATGGGTTTGTATTCAATGGTTCATTTAAAATGATAAATAGTATAGATGTATGTTAAAAAACTTAAGAGAAAAGTTAGAAGAGACTGCAATTAAATTAGTTAAAGATATTAAGAATGAAGTGCCTGTATCTAGTGGTCAGCTAAAAAATAGCGTTAGTTATGAAATGACTGAAAAAGGTTTCTTTATTTCAGCTTTTGATTATATCGAGTTTTTAGATAAAGGTGTTAACGGTACGTTAAGGAACGTAGGTAGTCCATATAGTTATAGTAATAAAAAACCACCGATTAATAAAGGCTTAAGACAGTGGGCCAGTAAAAGGGGTTTAAATGCATATGCGGTTCAAACTAATTTATTTAAGTATGGTAGGAAACCTCAACGCTTTTTAACCAAAACAAAGGATAGTATTGAAACTAATTCTTTAGTTGAAGTATATGGTAATGATATTGATGAGATGTTAAAAGATATATAAAATAGAATAAAATGGCAACAGGAAATAAAATAGAAGTCGATATTAATGTAGGTAATTTAGTTAACAACCCTATACAAAACGGCGAAAAAATAAGGTTTAAAATAAATGAAAACTTCAATCCATTAGTATTTGATAATGGTGAGGATGTAATAGATAAAGAATTTGTTGTTCCTGAAACTACATCGGTTGGTGGTATAACAGGTTTTAAAAATGGAGTGTTCCAAAACAAGTTCGGTGATTTCAACCAAGCAGTAAATAGTATTGAGTTGTTTGAATACGATAATCAGAAGCTTTATGCTGTAGGCGGTAACTTTACTAATTATACTTATAATAATATTATTACTAACTGTAACTATTTTATTATATTAAACTTTAACGGTAGTCCATATAAACCAACTCAAATATCTTATACTGAAATACTAGACCAAGGTGCAGGTGACGAAGTTAATGTTATAAAGTACCATGAGTTAAACCAGTCATTAATTATAGGTGGCAAGTTTGATGTTAATGGAACTAATATAACTAACCTAGTTGAGTTTGACATGGTCACAGAGGATTTATCTAGTTCAATGTCTACATTTGATATTAGAGATAGTGTTGGTCCAACTAGCTTTGGTGTGACAGATTTAGATATTAGACAAAGTATTGGAACTATATATGTAGTTGGTGGGTTTGGAACTATAGTAAGTACCTTAAGTAAGTTCATATTTGCTTTTAATTTAGACTTTGATTTAGCTTCATTAACTTTTTATAATAATACTAAGAGTATGTTCACATCTAATGATGTTCCTAAGACCATTTATGTGACTCAAGGAGGTGATACATTATTATTCATTGGAGGAAATATAAAAGCAACACAAGGTCAAACCACAAAAGATAATTTTATAGTATTAGATGTGCTTGGAGAGTTCGATACTGACTTCAATACATTCGATAGTACAGTATACAAGATTACTGAAACAAATGGTAGTGTGTATATAGGCGGTGAATTCACACAATACGGTAATCAAACTGTAAATAAAATTGTAAATATAAATAAGTCTGGTGGTTTGAATACCAACTTCAGCCCAGATTTTAGTCCTGTGGCCGTACTAGATATCGCTGTAGGTGAGTTAACTAGGTTATATGTTTCAGTAGCTGGTATTGTTAATTATAATTTTGCTAATCTAGATATTAATTCAGGGCAAATAAGTCAAAAAGTAAACTACGATGTACAACCTAATGTTATATCATATGATAATACTGCTGACGTTGCCGTAGGTGGTAACTTCACAGTATTTAGTATACCTTCAACAAACTTAAATAATAAACAAATACCAGTAAATGTACAAGACAATGTAGTTGTTAGAAATGCTATATTCGATAATTTAACTGAGTTCAATACGAGAAACGCTGACTTAGGTTATAGATATATTAAAATATCGAATAATATTGTTCGTATAAGTAAAATTATTGAGAATGAGGATGATTTATTCTATGTAAATAATATTAATGATATTGAAGACACTGTAGAGATTAATATAACCAGAAACGATTCTAACATTAATAATATTGTTAGGAGTGTACCTATAAGGGCCGACTATATAATTACATCACCTGCAAGAAGTCAGTGGTCAACTACTGATTTTGAGGTTGGAGATATAACTATAAGTAAGCCTCGAATTGCTGATGAACAAATATCACAGTATTTAAATATATCACCTATATTAAGGGATAACTCGTTTGAGGCTGACGTAGAGTACTTCAACCAATTAGACTTCGGTGGTATTACACCAGTGATTAATCCGAGTAGGTTAGGCAATTTTATTAGTGTAGTTTCTAATACATTATTAAATAATATTAATTTAGGTAATAATAGGTTTATCGGGTTTACCCATGATGGGTACAAAGAGACAGAGACTATACTTTTGAATGGTAGAAAAAGGTCCATAACAAATAGATTAGCGATACCTTTCTTAATTAGTAAAGTACAGAATATCGAGTTTAGATATAAAGATGGTGGTAATCAAAATATTATTAACTCTAATTTTGCCAATATTAATCCAGAAAATGCCACAGACTATGTTAGCTATTTAAATATGAATAATATAGGTATTGAAGATTTTGTAGATATCGATTTTAGAAATAATAATGATGGTGTGTTAGATACAGTCAGAGTTTACAATAGAGAGTCTAAATGTCTATATGAACCAGTTGAGGTTATATTTAAAAATAGCTTTGGTATGTTGGAAATAATAGACATGATAGGTAACTCAGTAGAGGATATAAGTGTTGAGTCTTCAACTATCAAAAGAAACAATAGAGATATTAATGGTAGGATTGGATTACAGTCTAAACATACGAATAAAGTCTATAACAAGACAGGAGAGAGAAAATGGGAACTTAATGTAGGGTACATACCAGATTATGTTAATAGTGTCTTAGAAGACCTTATAATGAGTGAAGAAGTATGGCTTAAAAAAGATGGTGTTATCATCCCAGTAGTTATGGAAGGAAATGGTTTCACCAAAGTAACCGATTTAGAAGATTTAAATAATTATTCTTTCAATTTCAGAGAGGACAGAAAAATAACGGAGTAAAATGAATATAACATATTACATAGGAGGAAAGAAATTAGACCTTTTCGAAGGTGAGAGTATTGAATATAGAGGTAAATTAGTTGACGCTGACAATATTGAAGCTATATTCAACGATTTTATTAATACATTCAGTGTACCTAGCACCCCAAATAATGATAAAATATTCAAGGACTGGTATGAGATAGGTGTTCATAATGGCTTTAACCCTAATAAAAGAGTTAAATCTTATATTGAATTTAATACGCTACCTTTTAGAGAGGGTAATACTCAACTAGAAGAAATAAGGGAAAAGAACGGCCTTGTAGATAGCTATAATATTACATTCTATAGTGAGTTAACTTCGCTTGGAGATTTGTTTGGCGAGGATACTTTGAAAGATTTGGACTTAGATAAATATAATTTTAACTATAATAAAGCTAATATAAATGCTTTATTAACTTCACCTACCCTAGTGCTTACCGAGGATGGTTTAAGTACAGTACCAAGTTTAATTATGCCACCTATTGTCGTTAGAGATAAAGAGGTTCAATATAATACTGGTATTATAGAAGATAAGAGAGATATTTCATTAGAAGAAGGTAAATTATTTTTAGAAGATTTAAGACCTGCATTAAGACAGTATAGAATTATAGAGGCTATTGAAGAAAAGTATGGGATAACATTTAGCAGAGACTTCTTTGATAGTACAGATTTTATTAATTTATATACTTGGTTAAATGGTGAAAAAGATTTTGATAAACTTCTTAATTGGGAAGATTTACCAGTATCAACTATTCCAGATAATCCTTATATAGATACTAACTTTGTAGATAATACTTTTACTTTAAATATTACAGCAGAGGAGTTAAGAAGTATTCAACCAACAAATAGTACACCTACAAAGGTTATGTTTAATATAAAATTTCAACATAGGTTTCCATCTGATAAAGATTTTCAAATAAGATTAATTAGGTCTAATGGAGATGTTGTATTAACAAGTGATTTAATATCTGGTGGAGGGGTAACTGGTAATTTTGATAACGAACCTTATCAAGTAGATTTCTCCCTTATAAATAATACAAATGATTTTATTAATGAGGAATTTAAACTACAAATAAAATCTAAGGATAATATATTTCAAGCTGATGGTAATAATTTTAGAGTTGGTTATAAAATACTTGCCAAAAAAGAAACCAGTCAAACTACACAGGTACTTTTTAATAGGTTTATTAATGACCCATTTATTGAGGTTGGTACTGTAGAAAGTGTATTTAATTATAAGACAGTATTTGGTGTAAGCGATAATTTACCAGACATTAAAATAATAGATTACTTAAAGAATTTAATAAAACAGTTCAAATTAATTATTAAAGCTGAAGATATTAATACCTTCAATATCATTAATATTAATGATTACTATAAAGAAGGTAATAGTCAAGATATAACTAACTTCGTAGATTTAGAAAGTGTAGATACTTCAGTATTTAAAAATAATAAAACAATTCAGTATAAATATGCTGTTGAAGAAGATTTAGAAAATCAACAAAATTTTAAAGGTGATACTGGTAGATTTAGAGGGAATGCCTTAAAAACATTCCTTGATGTAGATAATAAAAAAGATACTACAATAGAAATTGATTTTAATTTACCTTTCTTTGCTAGATTAAGAGATAGTGGTAATCAGGAATCTTCTAATATCAATATAGCTTTATATCAAAGTGTAGATGGTAGTGAAGTTAATGGAGAGTTTCCAGAAGACATGACACATTTTTTTTATAACGGTATTACACCTGTGTCATCTTCTGATAGTTACCCACCTGTGTTATTGGAGTTAGCTAGAAGACCAGAGGATGGTGAATCTCAAACATCTTCTAATATATTAGAAGTACAAGGCTTCCCTATTTGTGATACTTCAAATAGCCATGTATTGTCTCAGGTTTCAAATGATTTAGATTTCAGTAATACAGTATTCAACGAGGATGGTGTGTTGGTGGAGTCTGGTACAATTAATAGCTGGCATAATGTATCTATAGTAAATAATATTTATAATGTAAATCATAAGCCTTGGCTGGATAATTTATTGAACAGTGATGCTAGATTAGTAAACTTAACCAGTAATTTAACAACTAACGAGATTAACAAATTAGATATTAATAATTCTATTATATATAAAAATAATAGATATAGTATTGAAGAGTACACGATAGATTTAACGACTAATGAAACTGAATTTATACTATTTCCTAATTTCAGTAACAAATATTTAATAAATAATACAACTTTGAGTACAAATAATCTAACATTTACTTCGGGAGGCGGGTTTGCAAGTATTAACATAACCACAAATGAACAGTTAAATAATATCTCAACTAACCGAGACTACATTAATATAGGTGACGTTACTGCTAGAGATAGAGTTATAACTATACCTGTATACGTGGATGAAAATTTCTTAAGTGAAAGGGATGGTGTTATTGACATTGAAATAGGTAATCAAACATATACGGTACAAGTAAACCAAGCTGAAAGGTTATTGGCTGTTGGAGGTGGTGCTTCTGTATCCGTTTCGCCTACAACTATAAACACTGACTATTTAGCGGATGATGTTACTGTAAATGTAACTGCTAATGGCTTCTGGAAGGTTGTTAATGAAGAAGGCTTAGAGGTTGATAATGATTTAGGTTATGAGAATGGTACAGTTACTTTCTCAATACCTCAAAATGATACAGGTGTGCAAAGAACATTTGAACCAGAAATTACAAACATATTCAATAGCAGTATAAATACTATAACTATTATTCAAGAAACATTACCATTTATTGACGTGGTTCCAGACAGTATAAATTTAGACGGTGACTCACAATCTTTTAGTATTGATGTACTAACTAATCTAGACCCTTCTTTTAGTTCTATACCTTCTTATGTAACTTATGATGGCTTTACCACTATAACTAACGGTAGAAGATATAACTTTACTATTACAGAAAACCCTTCAACTACAGAAGATAGAGACTTTAATATATCATTTTTTGATGGAGGTCTTAGTGATGATGTAGAAATTACACAATTTAACTCTACACCATTTATTAATGTTACCCCTACAAGTAGTAA